AGATACTGCCTACTCTGCTGGTGATCAACGTAAGTATGTAGACTCTGACTTTGTAAGATTTCATTATGGTAAGCCAGAGAGATGGGGTGGATGGGTTAATTTGCCTAATCCAAATGTCACGGTGGTTGGTGTTGTCAGAGATACTCACTCTTGGATAGGATTGGACGGAACTAGGTATTTAGGTTTAGGTACAGATAGAAAATTGTATATTTATTCTGAGGGTAAAGTTTATGACATTACACCAATAAGAGCAACAGACAGTCTTACTAATCCTTTTGCAACATCGAGTGGTTCTTCTACAGTAACTGTAACTGACGCCTCTCATGGCGCAGAAGTAGGGGCGTTTGTAACTTTTGACAATGGTTCTGCTACTAATGTCGTCGATGGCATTGATTTTAATAATGAGTTTGAAGTTTTGACCGTGCCCGGTTCCAACAGTTATACAATAAACGCAGGCACAAACGCATCTGGAACTACGGCTGCAGGCGGTGGATCAGTAGATGCCTCTTATCAAATAAATCCTGGTCCTACTACTTCAACATATGGATATGGTTGGGGCACAGAGACTTGGAGTGCTAGCACTTGGGACACACCTAGATCTTCATCTAATGTTGTAGTGGCAGGTAGAAATTGGTCACTAGACAATTTTGGTGAAGACTTAATAGCTACTGTATTAGACGGAGGCACGTTTATTTGGGATACTTCTGGTGGTTTAGGATCAAGAGCTACGGCTTTATCAAATGCACCTACAGCATCTAGGTTTAGCCTTGTTTCTACAGATACAAGACATTTGTTAATTTTTGGAACAGAGACAACAATAGGTAATGCAGATACACAAGACGATTTGCTTTTTAGATTTTCAGACAGAGAAGATGCAACAGATTACACACCTGTTGCTACAAACGAAGCAGGATCTTTAAGAATAACAGATGGTTCTAGAATTGTTGGTGCCGTTAAATCAACAGGTCAGATACTGGTATGGACAGATACATCATTACACGGTATTCAATTTGTTGGTACACCTTTTACATTTGGTCTTAGACAGTTGGGTGCTAACGCAGGGTTAATAGCTCAACATGCAGCTATAGAGGTAAATGGTAAAGCATATTGGATGTCCGATAATGCATTTTATCTTTTTGACGGTGTTGTCAAAAAAATGCCTTGCTCTGTTCAAGATTACGTATTTGATGATCTAAGTTATACAAACAAAAATGATATAGCTGTGGGGTTAAACACGGCTTTTAATGAAATTATTTGGTATTACGCATCAGCTAATGCCACTCAAATAGATAGAGCAGTGGCATACAACTATTTAGAAGGAACTTGGTATACAATAAATTTAGCTAGAACTACTTGGCTTGGTGCTTATGTTTATGAGAAACCAATAGCCACAGAATATAGTGCATCTGCAACTGCTAATGCCACAAACATACTAGGATTAACTGCAGGAGCATCTTCTATATTTGAACACGAGTCTGGTAATAATCAAGCGGATGGATCAGCCATCACAGCATTTTTAGAAACAGGGTCTGTTGAGATAGCAGATGGAGATCAGCTAATGTCGGTAAGTAAATTAGTGCCAGATTTTGACAATCTAACGAACACAATGACGGCACAATTAACTTTAGAGCAATACCCTCAGTCTGCAGCTAACGTAACAACTAGTGGCACTATAACTAGTACCACAGAAAAAATTAGTGTAAGAGGTAGAGGTAGGGCTGTTAAAATTAGATACACGACAAACAGTGTAGATGATACGCCTTGGAGACTTGGTTCACAGAAGCTGCAAATAAGACCAGACGGTAGAAGATAATGGCTAAAATAAATATAACTAGATTACCTAATGCAACAGAGGAGTATGACGCTGGTCAGTTTGACCAAATGATAAGATTATTAGAGCAGATTGTTTTTTTATTAAACACTAACTTTCAACAAGATTTAAGAGAAGAATCAGAATCGGAGACTTTTTTCCTTGGCTAATACATTTAAAAGCGCAATGGTTGATATGACATCAACAGATTTAACAACCCTGTTAACGGTGCCAACAGCTAATCCTGGCGCTACACCACCTGTGCCTCCTACAACTGATGTTGTAAAATCTATTCTAATTTGTAATGATTCAGGAAGCACGACACTGGTAGATTTAGAGGTGGTTAGATCCTCTGCTACTTTTGAATTATTTAAGGCTAAAAGTGTTGCTACAAACACTACTACAGAATTATTATCTCAGCCTCTTGTTTTACAAGAGTCTGATGTTTTAAAAGCACAAGCAAATGCTGCTAATCAAGTGCATATAATTGTAAGCTTTATGGAGGTTACAAAAGGTCAACTGTAAGGAGAAAAAGAATGAATTTACAATCACTATTTATCACGCCTGTCATGATGACAGAAATAAAAGGTCATGGTCATTTAATAGACAGGTTATATGAAATAAAAGCAAAAGATCAAAAAGGTATGCCTAGATCTAATGTAGGTGGCTGGCACAGTAATGATGAGCTTTACAAAGATGAAGAATTTAAAAGCACTGTGGGTGATATACTTTACAAAGCTAAAGAGTGCTTTGGACATTTAGATGTGCAGGATAAATTTGTTCCTGAGATGACAGGTTTGTGGGGCATGATTAATCCACCCGGATCAAGAAACAATATTCACACACATCCTTACAATTATTTATCAGGAGTATATTACCTAAAAGTGCCTCAAAAAAGCGGAAATTTAGTGTTTCTAGACCCTAGACCGCAAGCTGAAGTATTATCACCACCAAAGAAAAAAGATGCATCTATACACATAGCACACAGCGTAGATTATGAGCCAAAAGAAAATTCATTGATTTTTTTTCCATCATGGTTACAACATGAGGTTAAAATAAATACCTCTAATGAAGATAGAGTTATTTTAAGTTTTAATATAAATTGGAGGGAAAATGCCGATAGTTAAAAACGCAGAACAAATAGGTACTATGACTCTTGAAGATGGTAGAGTCATACCAAGATACAATGTCAAAACAGAAACGACCCTCACTAATACAGAAACAGGTCAAGAATATGAGTCAGAGGAAGCTATGCAAGCAGACATCGACGATCCAAATACTTCAACGACTGTGGAAAAAATTAGACGAGATGTTAAAGTATTTGCTCCATCTTTAAGAGATATGCTAGGACAAACACCTAAAGAATAAAACACTTTAGTGGGAAAGCCTGTACTTACAGAACCATTTTTAAATTATTTTAAAAAGTTAGACACCAAACAAAGAACTTGTTTAGAAATAGGATCAGGGAATTCAACATTATATTTTGCTAAACATTTTAAATACTTATCTAGCTTAGAAGAAAATAAATTTTGGTTTAATAAAATAAATCAAAAGAAACCAAAAAACGTTGATATCAAATTTTTTCAAAAAGATAATCTTACAAAAATTTTAAATGAAGAATTAGAAAAAAAACCTGATTATGTAATCATAGATAATAATCCAAATTATATTAGTAGGTTTGATATAGCTACATTTATTCATTTAAATAAAAAAAATGATTGTGTAATTATTTTAGACAATGGTGATTGGAATATTGATGCTTTTTGTTTTTTAAAATCTCATTATTTTTGTTTAGATTTTTTTGGTAAAAATTTTACTAATGCAACCACTACTACATCTATTTTTTTTACAGAAAAAAATAGCAGCTACGTTTATTAATTATCTTATCCAGGTAAGAATAACGTGTCTATCTCCATTGGTTACCGGAGTTATTGCGTGTGGGAAACAAAAATTACTTGGAAATACAATAGCACTACATGCACTCTTTGAAATTTTGTATTCTCCTCCAAAAAAAGTAAAATCGCCTCCATCATAATTATCATTAAGTATTAATGAACAAGTTAAAATCCGTTGTTCAAAAACACTTGAAACATCAACGTGTTCTTTATATTCTTGTGCTTTATCACCCAAGTATAAAACATGATCCAACCCTGTTGTTTCTCCTTGAATGTAATCAAAATATGTAAATTCTTTTATATAACTTTTAAAAGCAATAATAAAAATGTTAGAAATTTCTTCATCAAATTGT